TGACCGAATTACTTAATTCAATTGTAATTCTACCATAATCAGCGCTAGAAGTAGCAACGTTATTCCACATATCAAAAACAACTTGCTTCTCGGTTAACGTCGTTGGGAATATGGCGCCATCGGCCACAGAACCTGTTTTTAGCCAAAATTCAACCGTAACGCCTTCATCAAAATTACTTCTTAGATTTGATTCGCGTGAACCAGAAGCGTAATCAGATGGTAATCCCTCAGAAGTATAAATATCTGTATCATATATGTTTGAAAATTGTGTCTTATTGTTTGTTGGATTATTAAAAGCTTCTGCTAATTTCGTGTAAGAGGATGTATTTGGGCCACCAAAAAAAGTAATATATTCAAAACTATTGGGGCGCCCGTAGCCTTCAACTTTGCCACCTATCTTTGCTCCCCATCCATCAGCACTTATTATAGCGTAACCATTTGTTCTGGGGTATAAATCATTAAAGACGTGCTTTTCAACACCTATAAGTTTATTATAAAATTCATTAATTTCGGCGTCAGATCCATCATAAGGATAATAATCATGAATGTACTCGACAGCAGATTTATAGTATAGATAGGCAGAGCCATATTTCGCGAATTTAGTTGGATCAGAGTAGTCTACATGCGGTACAAATACGTCCTGCTTTGTTTTAAGTGCGCGAACATTTCTTGCAGATTCAACATCCCCAAATGCATCTTTTTCATTAGTATCTGACAAATAATTTCTAGTTTTATTTGTTGAATCAAAAAGTTTTTTAATACTCATAGTCTTCTACTCTGAATTTGAACACATAAGGCTGTTCGGACCAAGAAGACAATGCAGCATCATAGAAAGCAAATTTAAAAGCATACATATATCCCGGCTCTAAAAGATTCATATCAAAATCAAAATAATTACCAGAAACATCATACGATAGTTGAGTATGGAAATCAGAACCAGTCCCGTAAGGAACTGCTTCATAGCTATCTATTATTCTAAATGCCCTATAAGAAGCACTTACAATTGTGGTACTTTCTGGAGTTGAATTTGCTACTGTATAAATGGTTGGACTCCAATTTTTATTTCTGACGTAGAGATTGAATCTGGCTGTTTCATTATTACGATATTTGTCTCTTAAGTTCGTAATATTTATATAATACGTTGGCTTGGAAACTGTCTGGGCCGCCTTTACAACAATAGGCGTAATAGAACCAGTAGCATAAACGGTACCGCCAGCAGTGAGACGGGCCCCAGAATTCGTACCACTATGCCAGATATCAAATAAACTTGTTATTGGTGTTGCGGCGGCTGTAATACCTATAGAGGCCGAATATATACCCGTAGAAACATAACCACCTGTAATATTTGTATTACCATCATACAGCACCAATTTAGATCCACTGGGCGCCGAATTATCTGCCGAACCCGAAAATAGACTGACATAAATTTCGCCGGCAGTAGCTAAATCGGGAATATTCGCCAAACGACCCCTAATATAGTTATAGAGGTAAATCTTGTTTAAGTTGTCTGCTGCGGGAGCGAGAGAACTACTGTAATAAAAATCTCCTCGATCATCTTTTACTGTCGAATCCCAGCGCGCCTCGATCACTGGGCGCCTAAAGAAATATTGTGAGCCCCTTGCGAAAAAACGTTTTGTATAATATGACTTTGTGGCGCCACTTACATTATGAACAACGCTACCGCTATTTTCGCCAGTCGAACTAGAGAAATAAGCTTCGTAGCTTTGAGATAGATATACCCCAACGCCGTAATTATTATAATCTCCAGCAATCCATTGTTCTACAGACGGCGTAATATCAATCTCAAGATCTTCTAAACCAGTAGTAAATGACTGACTATAAGCGCGCTCGCCCTCGGTTGCCGCTGCACCGGTAAGATAATCACCGCCAACATTAGTCCAAAGCACTCCTTTAGATGCAGACAGCCAATTGGCGCCAGTATTGCCTTTTGTTTCGTCTTTATATGTTTCTAAATCGAGGCCGGCGCCTTCTTCCCAAGACCGAGATACTAGTGCTACAACCAACTTATAATCTTCTGGAACCGTTTTTGAATGTTGAGCGTTAAACATCCGTAAATAAAAACTTACACTACCGCTCGCAGGAACCGTTCCCGCTGTTCGGTCAGTAGAAATATCATCTATTGGAAATTTCATAAGAACTCTAGAGAGTTCTTGGGAACTGGTACTTTGGCGCGCATAAACTGAAAATACTTCTACGACATCAGCGTTGCCCATATTGGAGCCAGTACCCCGTGTCTTTAAATTTGACTTATAAGCATTAACAATAGTTGTATCAGCCGAAGCTGTATAATGTTTTAAAGCCATTATCTAATTTTTCCTTTAATATCCACTCCTGGGTATTTAAGTTCTGCAACGGCATTTTTTGGAATAACAACATAGGTTCCATCTGGAGACATATTTTCATTAATATCGAACTGTACTCCAGAATAACTCGATGCAGTTCCCGTTCCGCTTTTGTTTGTTATCTTTACTTTAACAACATCAAGCACACCTTTGACTTTGTTCAATTCAGCAAAGATGTCTGTCGTATACACCGGCTCACCGATGTAGAAACTATTACTATAACGTGATTGTAATTGTGCCACACAAGCCTGTAGAACATCATATTTATCAACACCAGTAGTTGGAGTAATTATAAATTCAATTCCAAAATTAATAATAAAGGCATCTAAAATATCAACCGTATCGTTTATCATTCTATACTGATTGAGCCATGTCTTTAAATTATCTTTTATAGTTGAATTTGCAGCTGTAAGTTTTTTAAACTTATTTTCAGAAATAACATACATATTTAGATTTCTTTTTTTTGCATCCGGATCTCTTTGTACGGAACATCTCTTAATAGAGCCAAATTTAGCTGGCATGCGATATGCTAAATTTTCATAATCAGCCTGAGTTACTGCTCTATTCTGTGTTGGGAAGGTGTCGAAAATTCTTCTTTTAATCTCGCTTGTAGTTGCATTTGTTACATCACCAACTATAGGTTCTTCGTTCGTTATCTCAACAGATGATAAAATTGTATTAACAGTTCCGGCAGTGAGCGATTTTCTATCTTTAAACTCTAATATAGCATTTGGAACTTGTGTTAGTGTATTTACTGCTAAATTAGAATTAACAGGATTAGTAACTCGATATGTTATAGTCAAAGTTGTGTTCGAGGGAACAATCCCGAGACTATCATTTTTGCTTAATTTTGTTGGATCAAATGTGGTATCAGTTACATAAGTTTTTCCAAAAATATCCATTGCTACGGCGCCGGGATCGGCTATAACATCTGATTGGCCCGACTTTCCACTTCCAAATTGAAGAACTGTATTGTTGCGCCCTCTTTCTACAACAAATTTTCTTGATACCAAGTATGGCTTTAAAATTGATGGTACATTATCAGCTTTAAAATTAATATTGGATACCTCTTTAAAGATCATATCTTGCGATAAATTATCTACTTCAAAATATTCTTTTCCATCGGAATCGATAACGGAAACAATTTCTGAAATATTACGATTTCTTAGTCCAACTCTTTTAAATCTTTCATATGCCCCTATCGTTAATTTTTCACGACTGAAAAAGCCGGATACTACAGTTCCGTATGCCTTGATCGCATAGTACGTTGGGGCGCCCGTCGAGGTATTTGTTCTTGCGGCAACAATCGGATTTTGGGGCGCGTTAAAATCAATATTTTCAGTGAGAACAAAATTTAATCCAGTTACCGATGTAAATCTAGAGCCACGTTTCATAATTGGAACATAATCTTTATCTGGGCCTAGTCCCGTTGATGAGGCTGGTATCAACACATATATGGCAACTTTACCAAAAGTTGAGGGGCGCCCAGTGTATTTATATCCTAAAATTCTTCCTTGTCTTAAAACATTATCATACTGATATGCTGTATCTAGAAATGTCTCGTTAACACTATAATCTAAATAGAAAGAAAGCTGATCGCCCACATAGGCAACCGCATCGACCATCATGGCCCCAAAGGAGCCCTCACTAAAATCTTGGAAAGTATCAGGATAGAGTCTTTCCGCTATTTGTATAAGATCATCGCGGATTGAATTAAATTCTCTATGAGTATAATCAATGGGAACTATCTTTTTTTGCTCATCGGCCATAAAAAACCCTCAATTCTTAAATAGTAAATTGTAATAAATCTGTCGTGCCAATTCTGGGGATGGAATACTTAATGGATATTGATAACTGATTCATATCTTGGGAACCTCCATTGAATGCTATACGTTGAATCTTAACAAACGGCATGTAAATTTGAACTTGTTCTCTTATTTTTGAATCTATGTTGGCATAAGTACTTTCACTAAAACTATTAAATAAATATGTTTTCATGCCTACACCATAGCCAGGATCCATAACCCTTTCGCCGGGTACAGTAAGAATTAGCATTTTAAGATTCTGTTTAAACATATTGTCCATTGTTTTAAGCAAAGTATAGCCATCACGCGAATCTTGTGTTAGTGGTAATTTTGGTGCTAAACCAGCC